ACTAGGGTTTATACCTATAGACAGATTGTAAAATTGTAGTATACTTAACTTATCAAGACGGAGGAATAAAATGTTTAGATCAATTGTAAAATTAGAATTTGGTGGTAATGGTTTAGAAGCAGATACTAAAGAAGAGTATATTGAAAAGCTTAAGGATTTATTCGAGCAGGAATTTAATATACAATTGGATGATAAGGAAATTACTAACATTGAAAAGGTGGAGGAATAACATGGATACACATACAGCAGTGGGATTAGCAGAAGGATTTATTGGTAGTGATTCAGAAGAGCAGGTACTCGAAGCATGGCAGACCTTAGTAGATACTGGTATGGCATGGCAATTACAAGGTTGGTTTGGTCGTACAGCTAGGCACTTAATTGAGGAGGGTTACATTCATGAGCGTGTGTAATCCAATTAAAGAGATTGTATTTGATGGACGTAAGCCTAGCTATGCCCAGGTAATGAGGGCAGTAGGTGAAGAGATTAGCAAAGGTAATACTGATATTACGGTACACTGGGGAGAGAATTGGATAGACTTATACTTCGATCATAGGGTTAAGCAGTGGTTTGGTACAGGTCATATAAAAAATATCAGCGGTTGGGATATAGCAATTGAGTTAAACGATATCCGAGCAGAAGCACAGCGAGAGATTGCAACATTAAACTTATGGAATACTTAGGAGAACATGTAATGGGAAAGCTTAAGAATAAATTGATTGATGAACAGGATCAGAAGTTAATCGAAGCAGAGAAGCAGCAGGATGTTATCTGTAGAGATCCTGAAATGATTAGATGGTTAGAGTCAGTGAACAGAGCAGAGAGTAACTATCAAGCTAAGCGTGGTAACACTGGTGTACGCTGGACTGGGGACTAATATGTTTAATGACAATCAAGACCAATGGATTAAATATATTTTATGGTTTGCACTTGCTTACTTTGGTGGTCATGTGCTATACTATATCGGGTTAGAATTATCTTGTTACTTATACGGAGTACTACAATGAAGAAACTATATAAGATTTTAGATGATGATGGATCAGTGGTTAGAATATTTGGTTATAAAGAAGAAGCAGAGAGATTCCTAAGACTAGATAAAAGCTTTAAGATTCAAGTACTTATGATGGAGAAGAAGAAGACAGCAGGCAATAAATTTAATTGGGCTTACAAGATACTAGGAGATGCACTACTATGAGATGCTATTGCTGCAATAAAATTTTATCAGACTTCGAAGCTACACGTAAGAGTGTACATACGAATGAATACTTAGACATGTGTAATAAATGTTACGCTACTGTCAGTGATGACTTACTAACATATGAAAGGACAGACCTATACGATGAAGATGAGGATTACGAAGGAGACGAAGGACTGGATAGTTCAGAGTACGATTCTTTTGGTCGTGTGGATAGTAGGCTTGACAATGATATTTAAATATGCTATACTATCTACTAAGTAGTTAAACTATATAGATAGTATTTTATATAATTATATTTATAAATATATACTTAGGAGTTAAACTAAGGAGTAACTATGGAAGATAACTACGAAGAAGAAATGCACTATCATTTCGTAATACAAAATACTTTAGATGCAGCAGGTCGATACGGTATTGATGTCGTGCTACAAGATATCGTTGATGCCTGGAACTTTAGATTAAAGCAGCATGATACCACTGCGGAGTTCAGCTATGAATAAACTTGTTGATGAAGCACCATTCCACCCAGGATATGAGGATGCAGTAGTTAACCCTACTCCTAAGTACACTGAATTAGATCCTGCTAAGATGATATGGAAATCTAAGCCACTGACTGATGAAGAAGTATGGGCGTTGTCAGAAGAGTTTATTAGAGAAAAGCAAAATATTTTATTGTTTGCTAGAGCAATTGAACAGAGACATGGGATAAAATGAAAACAGAAAGTAACTTTTTGAAACACATACCTTGTAGTACCTGCGGATCTTCGGATGCTAACAGTATCTATGACGATGGGCATGAGTACTGCCATAAGTGTGGAACGTATAAGAAGGGCTCAGAGGCGATGGTTCAGGCTGTCTTAAGGGAGGGTATCACCACACCTACGAACTCTTCTCCTAAGCAGTTTAAATCAGTTCTAGAGGCATTGGCTAACGTAGAAGCTACCCCAGTTGTAGAGCGTGGTATTTCTACACAGACTATGCACTTCTTTGGTGCAGGTTCTGATGGTACTAGTTATTACTTTCCATATTGTGATATCACTGGTAAGGTGGTGGCTGCTAAGACTCGCTCCATGACTGAGAAACAATTCAGTGTGGTGGGCGACTGGAAGGAAGCAGTGCTCTTCGGGCAGAACAAGTTCACTCCTGGTGGTAAAGCTATCACGATTACCGAGGGTGAGTTCGATGCACTGGCATGCTATCAGTTGACAGGTTCTCGTTACCCAGTGGTATCCATTCGTAACGGTGCGACATCTGCATTGAAGGATTGCCGAGCAAGCTTTGAGTACTTGGATTCTTTTGATAAGATTGTGATCTGCTTTGATAATGATGAGCCAGGTCAACAAGCAGCAAACCAAGTGGCTGAGTTGTTTGGTAGCAAGGCACACATCTTTCGATTCCCTAAGAAGGAACTCAAGGATGCCAACGATTACCTGATTCAGGGATTGGTGAAGGAGTTTGTTGAGGAGTGGTGGAACGCAGAGAAGTATGTACCTGATGGTATCGTAGCAGGTTCTACTTTGTGGGAACTGGTTAACCAGCCAGTCGAGAAGGCTGAGGTGCAGTATCCTTATTCGGGTATAAATGGGTTAACTTACGGTATCCGACAGGGTGAACTGGTAACAGTAACTGCTGGATCAGGACTAGGTAAATCTCAGTTCATGCGAGAGATTGTGTGGCAAATCCTGAACAAGACTGAGGATAACATTGGTCTTATGTTTTTGGAGGAGTCGGTCAAGAAAACTGCTAAGAGTTTGATGTCACTTGCTGCGAACAAACCATTGCACTTACCTGATTGTGATGTTGACGAGGAGGAACTACGCTATGCATTTGATGCTACCCTTGGAACTGATCGTGTATTTTTGTTTGATCATTTTGGGTCTACCGCCATTGACAATATTATCAACCGAGTACGCTTTATGGCAAAAGGGCTTAATTGTCGTTATGTATTCCTTGATCACGTATCGATTGTGGTCAGTGCTCAGGAGAACGGAGACGAAAGGAAAGCATTAGACGAGATCATGACTAAGCTGCGGACTATCGTGCAAGAGACTGGCATTGCTTTGTTTGTAGTATCACATCTCAAGCGTCCTGAATCGAAGGGACATGAGGAAGGTGCTGCTACATCACTAGCTCAGCTACGTGGTTCAGGTTCGATTGCTCAGCTATCTGACATGGTCATTGGACTAGAGCGTAATGGGCAGCATGAAGACGAGCAGGAACGTAACACTACCTACGTCCGAGTATTGAAGAATCGTTTTAGTGGTTTAACTGGGTTAGCTTCTCGATTACTGTACAGTCGTTTGACTGGACGCATGACAGAGCTCCCTCCTGAGGAGAATAAATTATGAAGTTATATAAAAATACATTAATATATTCATTAGAGTTTTTAAGCAAACATCCTGGGAAATATTACGACCCTGTTGAATTAAAGCGTAGAATAGAGCAGTGTATTAGTTTATACGATTGTGTTACAGAGGACGGACGAGTATCAATAAATACTGAGGAGATTGAAATATGAAAAAGATTTTACTTGCGTTATCCCTAGTTGTGGTGTATAATAGTAGCTGGGCTTGTCAGACTACTACTGTTATGTCACCAGATGGTAAGGTAGTTACTTGCATGGTCTGTCCTACGGTAGTGATATGCAATTGATTAAATGGGGAGGAACTATATTATGTCTTATTGGAATAGCATTAACTAGCTTTAATGTATATCCCCTTAATATATTATTTGGATTGGTTGGATCAGGTCTGTGGACTTATGCAGGTATACTGCAGCGTGATCTACCTTTGATCCTGGTCGAGGCTGTGGCTGTAGCCCTGTATTTTGCAGGAGTAGTCACCTATATAAATGTGAGGTTATGAAATGAGTTTATTACAAATGCCTAAGGTTATTGAATCAGTCAATGAACTAGGTCAACGAGTTGCTAAGTTAGAACTAATGATTAAAGAATTGCAGGATGCTTTTGTCATGGCTACTCAGCAGAACGTAGAGAATCAAATTAAAGAAGTGGTTAAGAAGAGTAAAGCAAAATGAAGAACTCTTTAATTGTAGTGGCTGCTTTATTTGGCATGCTTGTTGGCTTCTTAATTAGTGAGCACAAGCATAGACTAAATAATATTGAATGCAGCAGTTACAATACTAGGCACTCTAAGTGGGATGGTTATTACGCAAGAGATGAATATGGAGACACTCGCTGCTTCTGGTTAGAGCGTGAGTTTCCTAATCGAGTTAGACAAGGAGTCCCAGTGTAGTGATATGGAAATGTCCTCCATTAAATTTATTTAATTGGAATAACTTTTGGAAATGGAATGTAATGAGAAAGATTATTCTCGACATAGAAACAAACAGTAC